GACCGCAACTATGACGACCAATTTGCTGTCGTAGGCGCAAAAATCGGTAACACTGTTAACGTCCGCCGCCCTGGTCGTTTCATTGGTACTACTGGCCCCGCTTTGAACGTTGAAGATTTCAATGAGACTAGCGTTCCTGTAACTTTGTCAACACAGTTCCACGTTGATACACAGTTCACTACACAAGACTTGGCTTTGTCCTTGGATATGTTCAGTGACCGCGTGTTGAAGCCTGCTGTGGCTGCGATTGCCAATAAGATTGACCGTGATGGTCTGGTGATGGCTAAAAACAATACCGCCAACATTGTCGGTACTGCTGGCACACCTCCCACTGGTTTGATTACTTATTTGACCGCTGGCGCTTACCTTGATGCTGAAGGCGCACCCCGCGATGGTCGCCGTTCATGTATCGTTGAGCCTTTTACTTCTGCCACTATTGTGGACAGCTTGAAAGGTTTGTTCGTTCCTCAAGAAGCTATCGGTGAACAATACCGTAAGGGCTTGATGGGTCGTGACAGCGCAGGCATGAACTGGAAGATGGATCAAAACGTGGTTAGCCAAACCTTTGGCTCTTATTCCACCGCTGTCCTGTCTTGCAACACCTCAACAGCAACTGGTTTCCTGACTAGCGGCTGGGCATCTACTTCAACTATCGCTTTGTCGGCAACAACCGCCACTGCATCTTTGAATCAAGGTGACGTTATTACCATTGCCAACGTTTATGCGGTCAACCCACAAAACCGTCAGGCTTATGGCTCTAACAAACTGCGTAACTTCGTGGTTACCGCCCCTGTGACTGTTGCCACTTCTGGCACTACCTCTGTGACCGTCAGCCCCGCTGTCATCACCGCTGGTCAGTTCCAAAACGTGTCTGTCGTGTCACCTGGTGCATCCACAGTTACACCTTTCAACAACACTGGTACTGTGTCACCCCAAAACATCATCATGCACCGCAATGCTTTCACTTTGGCAGTAGCCGATTTGGAATTGCCTGAAGGTGTGCATTTTGCTGGTCGTGCGTCTGACAAAGAAATCGGTCTGTCAATGCGTGTTGTGCGTCAGTACACCATCAATAACGACTCAATTCCAACTCGCTTGGATGTGTTGTACGGCTGGGCTCCACTTTACCCAGAATTGGCGTGTAGGGTTGCGGCCTGACGTGCCGCGTTGCAGCTTAATTAACCATTTAAGGAAATATCATGGCAAATCCAGGACCAGCAACCACTCTAAGCAATCATCCACAAAACTTGGCTACAAACCAAGCCTTGCGTTTGATTGCATCCGCACAATCCGTTAACTTGGCCTCTGCTGGTGATACAGCAATGGTCGTTGTTGATGTGAGCAAATTTGTGCCTGTCAGCGTCATCATCACTAATGGCTTGAACGCAAGTGGCAACACAACCACTATTGCGACAGCTACTGTTGGTGTGTACACAGGCCCAGGCCAAACAGGTTCAACCGTATTGACCACCGCTGCTTTGACTAGCAACACTGGCGGCCCATACGTAACAACCTCTGCCGCAACAAATGCCGCAACTGCTATTTCTAACCCCTCGAACATGTACGTGAACGTGGGTACTACGATTGCCGCAACCTGTGACGTATTTGTCTATGGCTATGACCTCACATTTTTGCCTTAATCTGTGAGTAAATAAGGAAAGAGCCATCCTCAAAAGGGGTGGCTTTTTCTCTTTTTAACGTACAATCAAACCACTTTTCTAGGGGAAATTCATGTCTTCTACGACCATCACTCGCGGCAATGTACGCGAAACTTTTGTAATTGGCCCAAATCTTGCACCAGCTGCGGTTGCTTCTTACACATCGGCAGTTCAAACTTTCAACGTTCCTGGCCTTTTGACCACTGATTTCGTTGAAACCATTGGCGCTGTTGGTACTCAAACCGCTGGCATTTTGCCTGGTGAATCAGATGTATATAACAATGGTGTTTTGTCTATTCAGTTTTTGAATGTGACTAACGCATCTGCAACCCCAGCACAAGGGACTTACGCAATTCGCGTGACCCGCGTTGAAGGCCCATTACCACTGAATGCGGCTTAATCATGGCAGGCTCAACCGTCCAAAGAAACGCTGGCAAAACTTATGCTTTGTCAGTAACCAGCAGTTCACACGCTGCTGTTTTAATTGACGACAACACCAACGACCAGATTAATTACACCTCATTCCTCAACACTGGCACTTCAGCCATTGCTGTAAAATGGGGGCCAACTGATCCTGGCGCTGCTGTTTTGCCTGTGGATGGCACACCCGCTGATTTTGTTTTGCCTGCTGGCATGACAACCCCGCTGATTGTTGCCACATCCACCACACCGTACTATTTGACAGCCATTAGCGCGTCTGCAACTGGCATTTTGTACGTCACACCCGCTGCCGACCAATCTTAAGGAGTAGGCATGGCTGATCCTGCCAAAGTCCTAGACCAAAACTTACTGCCTGTTCAGGCTTATTTTGCGGTTGATGGAACATTTCAAACGTTTATTGGTCAGGGTCAGCCTTTTTTTGCTACGGTAAACCCATATCAATCGGGTTTAACTATTACGCTTAGTACGATTGATTCAAGCCCAATCGGGTCAATTACACCGTCAACTGGCGTTTTTACCGATATATTGACCACCACAGGGTCAATCACTACTACACCTACGGCAAACACCAATATTGCCAATAAATTTTATGTTGATACGGTTGCACAAGGTCTTGGCCCTAAAGCCGCTTGCGCTGTGGCGACAACCACCAACATTACTTTGTCTGGCTTGCAGACAATTGACAATTACACAACATTAGCTAATGACCGTGTATTGGTTAAAAACCAAAGCACAAGCTCGCAAAACGGCATTTACATTGTTTCTGCAAGCGCATGGACTCGATCCACAGATATGGATGTCTGGTCAGAAGTGCCAGGCGCTTACACAGTCATTTTGAATGGCGGTCAGGCTAATACTGGATGGGTTTGTACGGCTACATCAACAGGCACAATTGGCGTAACAGCTATGCCTTGGGTGCAGTTTTCAGGCACAAACACTTATTTTGCTGGCACAGGTTTAACCCTTGCGTCAAACACGTTTAGCATTACAAACACTGGCGTAACTGCGGCATCTGTGGGGTCGGCATCAAAGACTTTGACCGCTACGGTTAACGCACAAGGTCAATTAACTGCTTTGGCTGATACCAATATTGCCATTTCAAATAGCCAAGTTTCTGGCCTTGGAACAATGTCCACGCAAAACGCTAATGCGGTTGCGGTTACAGGCGGGACAATCAATGGCGCGGTTATTGGTGGCACAACGGCGGCGGCGGTTACAGGTACAACCGTTACAGCTACCAGCCAATTTAGCGGCCCTGGCACTGGTTTAACAGGCACGGCAAGCGGATTGTCTATTGGCGGCTCTGCGGCATCTGCAATTACGGCGGGAAGCGTTACTAACAGCCTTACGGTTAATTCTGGTGGTGCAGGCGGTACTTCTCCGCAATCGTTTAATGGTTCATCTGCGGTAACTATCAGCTACAACACTGTTGGCGCACCGTCTACCACAGGCACAAACGCATCTGGTACATGGGCAATTGGTATTTCTGGCAATGCCGCAACCGTGACTAATGGCTTGTATTCCACAGGCTCTTATTCAAACCCATCTTGGTTAACTTCCATTTTGGGGTCAATTGTGTCTGGTGCGGTTTCTACGGCTACCACGGCAACAAACGTGACAGGCGGTGCGGCTGGTTCTCTGGTGTATCAATCGGCGGCGGCAACCACCACCACACTGGCGCTTGGAACAACTAATTATGTTTTGACTGCTGGCGCATCTGCCCCGCAATATGTGGCGCAATCTACTTTGTCGGTTGGGTCGGCAACCACCGCAACCACTGCAACTAATTTGGCTGGCGGTGTAGCTGGTGCAATACCTTGGCAATCTGGTGTAGGCGCAACAGGGTTCACAGCGGCTGGCACAACAGGACAATTTCTGCAATCAAATGGAACAGGTGCGCCAACCTGGGCCACACCAACGTCTTATGCCACGGTCACTGACGACACAACGACTAACGGCGCACGTTATCCCTTGTTTGCAAATCAAACAACAGGGAATCTGACTACTGAATACACCAGTTCAACCAAACTGCAATACAACCCGTCAACTGGTCTTTTTTCCGCAACAGGGTTTAGCGGATCGGGTGCAAGCCTAACTAGTTTGACGGCAGGCAATTTGTCGGGAACTATTCCAAGCGCGGTTTTGGGTAATTCCACGGTTTACATTGGAACGACTGCGGTATTGCTTAACAGAGGATCAGGCTCAATCAGCTTAACAGGCACAAGCATTGATGGTTCTGCTGGCTCGGCAACTACTGCAACAACAGCGACTAATGCAACCAATGTAGCAATAACTGACAACACTAGTTCGGTTTCAACTTATTACCCTGTTTTGTCGGTGGCGACATCTGGAAACAATCCAGCCACTACATCGTCAACAAAATTAAGTTTTGTACCAAATACTGGTGTTTTGTCATCAACTTCATTTGCAGGCGCAGGCACTGGCTTAACTGGTACGGCATCTAGTTTATCAATTGGTGGAAATGCGGCAACTGCCACATCAGCAACAAGCGCAACCAGCGCCACAAGTGCAACCACAGCAACCAACATTGCTGGCGGTGCAAACTTACAAATTTTATATAACACAGCTTCTGGCACTACATCCTTTATTGCCGCGCCAACACTTGCAAGCACTTATTTGCAATATAACGGCACAGGTTTTACTTGGGCGGCTTCTGCTGGAGTTGGTACAGTTACATCTGTTGGGCAAACATTTACTGGCGGGTTAATTTCTGTCAGCGGTTCGCCAATTACTACCACTGGAACTTTGGCGCTGACGGTTGCTGGCACAAGTGGCGGAATTCCTTATTTTTCTAGTAGCTCAACATGGGCAACAAGTGCGGCATTAGCGGCAAATGCGTTAGTAATTGGCGGTGGTGCTGGTGCGGCTCCTGCAACTACAACAACAGGAACTGGCGTAGTTACTGCTCTTGGTGTAAACACTGGTACAGCAGGCGCATTTGTTGTTAATGGTGGGGCATTAGGAACGCCATCAAGCGGAACAGTTACCAATTTAACTGGAACTGCATCAATCAATATTAATGGAACTGTTGGCGCTACAACAGCAAGCACAGGCGCGTTTACAACGCTTTCAGCTTCATCAACAGTTAGCGGAACAGGATTTTCAACTTATTTAGCAAGTCCTCCCGCTATTGGTGGAACTACTGCAGCAGATGGTTCATTTGCTACTCTTAAATTTAACTCAGGCTATGGCTCTGCCGCTACTGCATACGGCTGTCGTGCTTGGGTGAACTTCAACGGCACTGGCACTGTGGCTATTCGTGCAAGTGGGAATGTGACTTCTATCACTGACAATGGTGTAGGTGCATACACAGTAAATTTTACAAATGCGTTACCTGATGCAAATTATTCTGTTTGTCTTGTTACTTGTGCCGCAAGTGGCTCAGATAATACAAGAAATTTAAATGTTGCAGGAGCGTCTGGAACTGGCGCATCTAATAAAACAACAACAGCAATTAGTATTTTTTCTGGAGTTACAAACACTACATCAAGTGCAATAGATTCAGCAGAAATTAATGTAGCAGTATTTCGCTAAGGATAAACATGACACAACGAATTATTTACCCAACAGACGATGGCGGTGTTGCCATTATTGTTCCAGCACCAGAGTGCGGTTTAACCATTGAAGAAATTGCCGCCAAGGATGTTCCTGCTGGCAAGCCATTCAAGATCATTGACACTGCTGATGTTCCAACAGATCGCACATTCCGCAACGCTTGGGAGTATGCAGAATGATTACAATCAACATTGACAAAGCCAAGACCATTGCTCACGACATCCGCCGTGCGGCACGTACAGAGGAATTCAAACCCTATGACGATGCCATTGCCAAACAAATCCCCGGCCAGTCCGATGGCGCAGAAGCAGCAAGGGCAGTAATCAGAACCAAGTATGCTGAAATGCAAACAGCGATTGACGCAGCCTCAACAGTAGATGAGATCAAGGCAGCAATGCCACAAGGATAAACAATGACCACATTTAATTGGAAAATTCTAGAAATCTCTGCCAATGATGGGTTAATTACTCATGCCAAATACCATGTCACCGCCATCAACGAAGATGGCGACAAGGTGGAAACTGAGGGTAATTGGTGGTTTGAGGGTAAAGAAATAACTAAACCATTCAGCGAAGTGACTGAATCAGACGTTGCCGAATGGATTGAAAAAGAGACTACTCAATTTGGCGAGAACACTATAAAATCACGGTTAGAGGAACAACTAGCATCCATCAAAGGAAATAGAGTTGTTGTTGCCCCTTGGCTTCCGCAGATATTTACGCCGAATCTTTAAGGGATTGAAATGCAACCGATTGACATCATTAGCAGAGCATTGAAAGACATTGGGGCGCTTGAAGCTGGCGAAATACCTACGTCTGACGCAGCTCAAGATGCGTTTGATATGCTTAACGATATGCTTGACCAATGGTCAAATGAAGACATGATGGTTTTTTATAAGACTGAGATTGTGTTTTCTATCGTGCCAGGTCAGACTCAGTACACAATTGGCCCAGGCGGTCAAATTGGCGCTAACTTTGTTGGCAGCATATCAGGCAACATTTTAACTGTTACTTCAATTAACTCAGGCGCTATTGCACTTGGTCAATCAATTAGTGGTACAGGTATAACCGCAGGAACAACCATCACTGCTTTTGGTTCTGGTGCGGGTGGTAACGTCAATGAAGTTGGTACATATACGGTCAACATTAATCAAACTGTTGCATCTACCACTATCAATGCTTATTACGAGCGTCCCTTGGTAATTAATTCTGCCTTTGTGCGGATCAATACCAATTCAAACGGCACGCCTATTGTTAACGGCGGTTTAGACTACCCTGTGGCAATCTTAGCGCTTGAAGACTATGAAATGATTGGGTTGAAAACGCTGTCTGGCCCTTGGCCTAAAGCGTTGTATTACCAGCCCACCGAAATTCTTGGCAACATTTTTGTTTGGCCTAACCCTAGTCAAGGTGAAATGCACTTGTTTGCGGACACAATTTTCCGCAGATACGCTTCAATTAACGACACAATTGTCTTGCCACAAGCCTATTCAATGGCGCTTAGATGGTGTCTTGCAGAACGTTTGATGCCGATGTATGGCAAGTCTAACCAAGTTCAATTGGCGATGATTCAAGGCTTTGCAGCGCAGGCCAAGGCAACAATTAAACGTACAAATATGAGACCCATCCAAACATCTAGGTATCCTGATGCTTTGTTGGTTGGTAGAGCGCGCGATGCTGGGTGGATACTTTCGGGGGGTTTCGCAAGGTGACTATTTCCGCTACAATATGGTTTTTTAAGGAAAAACCATGTTTAGCAAAGAAGAGGCAATTCAACGTAAACGCGATAGAGACAATGCGGCATATAGAGCCAAGGTTGGGAGAGTAGTAATCAACGCTGGAAAGCCAGCAAACACGCCTGAAGTGTTATGGAGTAAGGTAGACAAGAAAGGTGAAGATGATTGTTGGAATTGGTTGGGATACAAAAATAAACAAGGATATGGTCGCACGTGGATCAATGACTACGGCTTCTATGCCCATCGTGTTATTTTTAATCTTGCGTTTCCAAACACAATCACGCTTAATGCGCCAAAAAGCACAGATGATTTTGGATTTCTTTTACACATTTGCGATAACCCATCTTGTTGTAATCCAAAACATTTGTTTGTTGGCACACATGCAGATAACATGGCTGACAAAGTTGCTAAAGGAAGAAGTCCTGACTTTAGTGGCGACAAAGGTCCAAGGGCAAAATTAAACATGACACAAGCAAGAGAAGCTAGACAATTACGCAAAGAAGGTGTTTCAACTCGGGAATTAGCTTTGCGTTTTGGTTTAAGTTTGCCCAGCATGAAAACCTTGTTGGCTGGCAAATCGTACAAGGAAGAATAAACATGGATTTTGGTTTTGTCGGCCCAAGCTACACAGCTCAATCAATCTACCAAGATGCACAAGAGACAATCAATTTCTACCCTGAAATTGATCCTCTGAAGCAACCTGGTGACCGTGGTGTAGTGGCGCTTTATCCAACACCCGGATTGACTCCGACCATTGTTTTCCAAAATTCTCAAGAAGTGCGGGGAATGCGTACTTTGTCGGGTGGCTCGCAAATGGTTGCGGTTGTTGGTCCTTACGTTTATTCGTTGACTTCTAATTTCACCCCTACTTTAATTGGTCAAATAAGCACAAGCACAGGTCGAGTGGGATTGTCTGATAACGGCATTAACGCTTACATTGTGGATGGTACAAACCGCTACACATGGCGTATTTCCAGCCCATCTAGCGCGGTATTTACAGGTTCAATTTCTGGAACAACCCTTACTGTTACAGCGGTCACAAACGGAACATTAGCGGCTAATCAGGCTTTGTTTGGTGTTGGCGTAACGTCTAAAACTGTTATAACCGCTTTAGGGACTGGTTCTGGCGGTGTTGGCACATACACAATCAACATCTCTCAAACGATTGCCAGCGAGCGCATGAATTCCACCAATGTGGGTGCTGTGGTGACTGGCGCTATTGCTGGAACGACTTTAACCGTTTCTGCGGTGACTTCTGGCACTTTGTACATTGGTCAAACTATCCAAGGAACAGGCGTCACGGCAAACACGATGATTACAGCCCTTGGAACAGGGTCTGGAGGCACTGGAACGTATACGGTTAGCACATCTCAAACCGTTGCTTCAACAACCTTGTATGCGCTCAATTTTGCCCAACTTCCATCATCTGATGGCGCATTTACTGGCGGCAACACTTTGGACATTGTTGACAATTATTTTGTTTATAACCGTCCAAATACTCAGCAATGGGGTGCTTCAAATGCCTTGTCACCAATATCTGTGGGAACGTCTTTTTCATCTAAAGATGGTGCGCCTGATAACTTGGTCGCTTTAATTGTTGACCATCGTGAAGTTTATTTGTTAGGCGAGGCATCATCTGAGGTTTGGGTGGATGTTGGCGCGGCTCAATTTCCATTTCAGCGTATACCTGGCACATCTACACAACACGGCATTGCTGCGCCTTATTCTGTTTCTCGATTGGGTAACTCATTTGCATATTTGTCTAGAAACAACCGTGGCTTATCTGAAATCATGCAGATGAACGGTTATTTGCCACAGCGAATTTCTAATCACGCAGTTGAAGCAACTTTAGTTGACCAAACTGTAACTGACGCAATTGCTTGGACTTATCAGCTTGAAGGCCATGAAATCTATGTAATTTCGTTTCCCACAATTAATCTGACATGGGCATACGACATTTCATCAGGAATGTGGCATAAATGGCTTTACACCAACAATCGTGGGCAATTTGAACGCCATCGCGGTAATTGTTGTGCATCATTCCAAGGGCTTGTTTTGGTTGGCGATTATGCCAATGGCACGATCTACCAATTGGATAAAAACAATTACACAGATTCTGGTCAGAATATTCGCAGAATTCGCCGAGCGCCGCATCTGACAACAGACTTACAGCGTCAATATTTTGACGAATTGCAAATTCAGTTTCAGCCAGGTGTCGGAACGGTAACGACTGACGACCCACAAGCCATGTTGCGCTGGTCAAACGATGGCGGCTCAACTTGGTCAAACGAACATTGGGTTTCTATTGGCAAACAAGGCAAGTATAAGAATCGTGCCATTTGGCGGCGTTTGGGAATGGCGCGAGACAGAATTTTTGAAGTTTCAATTTCTGACCCTATTAACGCGGTTATTGTGTCGGCAAATCTTAAAGCATCGGCGGGGGATAACTGATGGCATCAGGTATTTATGGCTCAAGCCAGACCAATCCTTACCCCCAATCTGAGTTTTTAGATGGGGTTACCAAGCGTCCGACAAGGGCATGGCAACAGTTCTTTTTGAACTTGCTTAATTTTTCTAGCGCATCAACGGCTACGGCGGGGGCGGCAACTTTGCCTGCAAACCCTGTTGGCTTTATAAATGTCACAGTAAACGGTCAAAATTTCAAAGTTCCTTATTACAATCAATGATATGGAACCCACAATAATTCACCATTTTTCAGACAATTTATATGCAAAGGAAACGCATATACCTGCTGGACAAACGCTGGTGCAACATCAACACACCTACAGCCATTTGTCGGTGTTGGCAAAGGGTAAGGTAATTGTGGCAAATGCTGGTGAAAATCACATCATTGAAGCGCCAGCGTGCATTGAGATTAAAGCGGGTTTGAATCATGGCGTACAAGCCTTGACCGATGTTGTTTGGTATTGCATCCACTCTACTGATGAAAAAGACCCAGAGTTAGTGGATCAAGTTTTAATTAAAGGGGATTGATATGGCTTGGATTCAAGCGGGTGGCGCATTACTTGGCGGCTTGTTTAGCGGCGCAGGCGCACAAGCTGGCGCACGTACTCAAGCTGACGCGGCGACTCAAGCGGCGCAATTGCAAAAGCAAATGTTTGACATTCAAAATGCTCAACAAGCACCGTATCGTCAAACAGGCTACAACGCCCTAAATCAACTTGGCGCAATGGGTAGCGGGGCTTATCAAAATGTTGATGCTCAAGGAAACGTCACTGGTGGAGGCCAAGGTTCTGGTTACCTTACTCATCAGTTCACGCCAGAAGACTTCCAAGCAGGCATTGACCCTGGCTATGCGTTTCGACTGCAACAAGGTCAACGCGCATTACAAGCCCAACAAAACCAAGCTGGTGGTCTTATTGGTGGCAATGCTTTAGCGGCTATGCAAGATTACACACAAGGCCAAGCAAGCCAAGAATATGGCAATGCGTTTAATCGTTACCAAACACAACGCGGCAACATTTACAACACATTGGCGTCAATGGCTGGCCTTGGTCAAACATCGCTAGGACAAACCATGCAAGGCTCTACGGCGGCTGGCGCAAACATTGGTTCAAACATTGCTGGTGCTGGCTCTGCCTTGGGTGCTGGTCAAGTTGCTATGGGTAATGCGTTGGGCGGAATCGGTCAAAACATTGGAAACCAAGCATATTTGGCAAAATTGTTGGCGGCTAAATATCCTGCAACTGGTGGTTCAATCAAACTTTTTAATGACGATGGAACACCCTCATCTTAAGGAATTGACATGGCAGAACCAGTAGCACTTCAATCCAGACCGCCTCAAGGTATGTCGTTGGCTGATATGGTCAACATGGCTAATGCTGTTCAACAGTATCAACAAGCGCAACAGTTAAATCCAATTACTTTGCAAGCCAAACAAGCTGAGTTGTCTCGCTTGTTACAAATGACGCCAGAAGAAGTAACTCGAGCAAAAGCAGAAGCAGGCAGAGCAACAACAGAAGCTGATGTTGCTGCTAGAACAGCAGAGCCGCGTATTTCTCAAGCAGGTTCTGCATCTAAATCTGCTGAACAACAATTATTAAAAGATCAAGCACAAGCTAGACTTGAACAATTGAAATTGTCAGGTGCGACAAGACAATCAGCTTTAGAAGCTGGCAGTTCTATTATTGGTCATCCAGATGTTATGTCTGCTATGCAATTGACATCTAAATCGCCTGCGGATCAAATAAGAAAAGTACAAGATTCTTTAGCTAATGTAATTGAAAAAGAAGTTGTGCCACGATTGCGCGATGCTGGTTTAAGCCCAGCAGAAATTGAGATGCAACGTATTTCAATGTCTCAACAAGCGATGTCAAATCCTCAAGGGTTTCAATCATGGTTAAAACGCGGCGCTCAACTTGCTGGTGGCCCAGAAACATTAGTTAAACAAAACTTGCCACAAGTTGCAAATCTTTCAAGCGGACAAACTGGCACAGTCAATTTATCTCAAAATACAGCGGCAACGTTTCAAGGTGCGCCAAACGTTAATCCGCCAAAAGCTGATGTTGAATTGGGTGCTAAATACAATGAAGGTTTGCAAGCAAGGGCGCAAGCATCTAACGATTGGATGCAACGTTCTGCGGAAATGAAACCGTTGTTAGAGCAATTCAAGCCTGGTGCTGGTGCATCAACTTATGCGGCTTTAGGTCAAAAATTGCAGGCGCTTGGTGCGCCAGATGAATTGGTTAACAAAGTTGCCAATGGTGATTTATCTGCAAGTCAAACGTTTCAAAAGTTTATGGCTGGCAGCATTATGTCTGCGGCCCGACAAGCATCTGAAGGGTCGCCATTTGCATCTGAAATTAAAAACTTTGAGGCCAACAATCCTGGCATCAATTCCGATCCTAAAACGCTCAAGAAGTTCATTGATTTTTATGACCGTCTTGCTGGCGTTTCTTTAAATGAATTAGAAGCACAAGCACAAGCAAAAGAACAAGGCATATACAACCCTGGTACATGGCAAGCCGATTGGCAACGCATAGCCCGCCAAAAAGGTTTAATGCCACAAACTCCAAACGCAAAAGTACCAACCGCACAACCACAAGGACAATCTTTTAAAGAAGGTCAAACTGGTATATACAACGGGAAAAAAGTAATTTTTAAAAATGGACAGTGGGGATACCAATAATGGATAACCTTTATTCATCTTTAGAAGAACAATACAATTTGCCGCCAGGTAGTTTGTCTGCTGTACGAAACGTTGAAAGTAGAGGAGACATTAAAGCTGTTAGTCCTAAAGGTGCATTGGGTGATTTCCAATTCATGCCAGATACTGCAAAGGCTTATAACGTAGATGTTTCCGATCCAGTCAGTTCTGCTTCTGGTGCGGCTAAATATCTTTCTGACCTAACAAAGCAATATGGTAGTTTCCAAGCGGCATTAGCCCATTACAACGGCGGCACAAAAGCTGGTCAAGCTGTTGCGGCTGGAAAAGAAGCGCCATATCAAGAAACTAAAAATTATCTTACCAAGGTCAATAACAATATGCGTATTGACCCTAATCAAATTCAATTTGATGGAGACATAAATCCATCTGAAATTAGTTTGAATCAATCTGAAATTGACCCAACTAAAATTGTTTTGGATCAATCGTCTGCTGGTGCTGGTCGAGGAAGTTATGCTGGTTACAGTGCTGAACAAGCAAGCCAAGGTCAGCCATCAGCAATGTCTCAATTTGCAAAAGGCGTTGGCAAGTCTTTTGTTGATACAGGTATGGGTGCAAAACAATTACTTGATTTGCCTGCACAGTTTCTTGAAAAACAATTTAAAAATTCTGCAATTGCCAAATTTGGTGCTGATATGGGAATGCCAACAGCAGAACAATCAGCGGCGCAAACTGAGCAGGCAATAGCTAATGAAAGAGCATCATCAGCTAATTTGATGCAATCTATACCAGGCCAAATTGGTTATGGTGCTGGTTTAATTGGACAAACTTTGCTGGGCGGTGCGGCTTTAAAAGGTGCTGGCGCTTTAGAAGCAGGTCAAGCATTGATAAACCCAAGTACATATAGAACCGCAGCAACTGTTGGCGGTATTCAAGGCGCATTACAACCTACATTGCCAGAAGAAAACAAAGCATTCAACATTGGTGCAGGTGCTGCATTAGGAACTGTTGGACAAGGAATTGTGAATACTCTTGGGCGTGTTGCCCAACCCATTCAAACGCAACTTGGCGAAATTGGAACTAATGCGGTTAAAACATTAAAAGAAGCTGGTGTTCCTTTAGATTTGGCTCAATCAACAGGCTCAAAACTTCTTGAAAGAGTCAAAGCCGCTTTGTCAGATAACCCAATTACCGCAGGCGCACAACAAGAATCAAGCGCTTTGCAAAAACAAGCATTCAACAAAGCGATTGCTAAAACAATGGGAGAAGATGCTACAAACATTACACCTCCTGTTATTCAAAATGCCAAAGAAAGATTAGGCAATATCTATGATGAAATTGCATCACGTAATCAAATTCACTACGATGATGTTTTGCAAAAGCATTTGAGTGACATTCGTACTGAAGCAGAACAAGTATTAAACCCAACACAATTTGGCATTGTTGATAAACAAATTTCAAACATAGTAAACAAAGCTGAATCACAAGGCGGTGGATTACATGGAGAACAATATCAATCAATCAAAAAAGTTTTAGATAAATTGTCTGGTGGAAGTGATACAGATATTGCTTCTTATGCGAGAGAATTAAAAGAATCTTTACTTGATGGTTTGACAAGAACTGCAAAAAAAGTTGGAAATGATGCCGATGTCGCATTGTTGAAAAAGACTAATCAACAATATGGCAACATGAAAAAAATTGAAGATGTTGTTTTGAAAGACCCAGAAGGAAACGTAAGCCCATCTCTTTTGATGACTTCATTAGCATCAAAAGGCAAACGTTATTCTTTTTACCAAGATGATCCACAACTGGCAAAACTAGCATCTGCTGGCAAAGTAATATTGCCAGAAAAATTGCCAAATAGTGGAACAACAGCTCGCATTTTGGCTGGTGCTACTTTGCCTGCCCTTGGTGGCATTGGTTACGGTTTGTACCAGGGAGATTTGGAAGGGGCTGCAAAAGGTGTTGCGGCTGGTGTTGTAGCGCCAAAAATTGGTCAAGCAATTATCAACAATCCAGCTTTGGGTAGATATTTGTCCCAAGGTGTGCAAACAACACCCTTAAGAAGTCTTTTAGAGTTGCCAAAACAAGTCGGCGCAGGAAAAATACCATCTGCGGCGGCTGCGGCGTACTTGCAATCACAACAACAAAAAAACAATCCATCAAACGCGATTAGAGTTGAATTACGTGGCATGGCCCCACAATACCCATAAGTAAGGAACAAAAATGGCAGTCAATCTTTCACCCATCGGCAACAGTGAGCAATTTTTTGACAATAACGGCATTCCTTTAAATGGTGGGTTGCTTTACACCTACCAAGCGGGGTCAACCACGCCACTGACAACATACACAGATATTAGCGGGACAATTGCTAATACTAACCCAATTGTTCTTAATACTGCGGGTCGTTTAGCTAATGAAATTTGGTTGACCTATGGATTTAACTACAAGTTTGTGTTGAAAGATTCCACAGGTCAAACGATTGGCACGTATGACAACATTTATGGGATTGTTGGTGTTCAAGCGGCGGTTGGAACAACTATTCCAGCAGGCATGATTTCGCTTTGGTATGGTTCAATTGGTAGCGTTCCAACAGGTTGGTATTTATGTGATGGTTCTAATGGAACGCCTGATTTACGTGACAAATTTATCATAGCTGCTGGTTCTACATATTCAGTGGGTGCTACTGGTGGAACATCCACCGTCACATTGACCACCAATGAATTGCCAGCTCACAGTCACACTGCAACCTTTACTGGCTCTGCATTGGCAGGACACGCACACACATTCAGTGGGGCGCCTGGCGGTGGTGGTGGTGGTGGTGGTGCTGATTTGAATACAAGTTATGGATCATCCACAACATCGTCAGTTTCCGCAGGCACTCCATCAGGTATTGTTGCTGTCGCTTCCACAGGCTCTGGCAATTCATTTAGTGTTTTGAACCCTTATTACGCACTTGCGTACGTGATGAAAAGTTAATCATGGATAAGGAAATTGACTTGGTTAAATACGGTGTTCTTTGGCAAAAGGTTGAAGAACTAGACCGCAAGGTAGACAAACTTGAGGAGGGCATGGAACGCCTGCTTGAGTTAGCCAACAAGTCCAAAGGCGGGTTTTGGATGGGCATGGCTATTGTGTCGGCGTTGTCCAGCTTGGTTGGTTATTTGACTAACTGGTTTCACAAGGGGTAAAAAATTGACCCAATCAGCATTTGTTTACTTGCGGCAGGCTTGGTCAAAAACATCCAGCAAGGTTGTGATCTATACAAGCAAGCTAAAGAATCTTTTGTCCAAGTTAAAAGAACTGCTGATGAAGTTGCTGCCATTGGCAAAGAACTTAGCGGCTTTTGGAGTCAGTTACGCAAATTCTTTGGCGCAAAGCCTAAAGCTGTTGCTGTCAAACCTAAAAAATCTGAGTATGTCTCTGTTGACGAAACTCAAGTCAAAGTTGATATTGTCAAAAACCTCACAGAATTCTTTAGACTTCAAGAACAACTTGCCGCCCACATAAGGGAAGAAGAAGAAAAATCCAAAACGGTTTATGACCCAGATCAAAACCTGATGGAAGCGGCATTAAAGCGCATCATGGCTCAACAAGAGATGGATGCGCTGGTGATTCAGATTCGTGAATGTATGGTGTATCAAAGCCCTCCTGAGATGGGTGCGTTGTACAGTTCAGTTTTTGACACAAGGGCGGTAATTGAGGCAGAACAAGAGGAGGCCAGATTAAAGCAGGAGGCGGCTGAAAGGGTGAAGCAATGGCAACGGCAGGAGGAAAAAAGAGACTTCCGAGCAAAGTCAGCGTACCTAATCGCAACAGCAATCCTTATAACGTACCTTTGGCTTTGGTTCCTATTCGTAGGAAGAATGGGGAAGACATAATGGGCTGGATTGC